CGATCTTATCAACGCGTACAACAGCAACATATACAGCCGCGTGCTATTCAAATCTCCATCTTCCACGAACTTCACGAAGTCATAATCCCGCGTATCTGTCTCTTTCTCATCCAGCGCAAACGGGCTAGGGTGTGTAAGTGCAGGGATCATCCAACCTCCGCAAACATCTGGTCTATATAGGCCCGTTGTGCTATCACCGCTCTCATCTCCCCATCCATCTGAACTTTCGTCTTCCCACCCCACGCGGCTTCCCAGGCCTCATTAGTGTGGAATGTACACTCCGGGTGTTCTGTTCCACACTGACTAGCTGCGCCGTAATGTATGAGTGGCCGCCCTGGGGCTACCGCCACAACACACGGGGTTTTCAACCAGATCTTAGCCGCAATGTCCTCGTCGTAACACCACGTTTCTTTGGCAAAGCCCCCGACGTAATCGTACACATCCCTTCGTAGGGCGAACCCACTGCCGTGCACGTTTATATACATCCGTGGGTGTCCGCCATTGAACCAGAACGGGTTCGGCGGGATCTTGCAGATCCAGTCCGGCCAACTATCATAGAACCCACCCGGCATGTGACTCGTGTAATACCCGTTCTCATGCGGTATGTATCCCATCTTCTGAATATCACTCCAATTCCCCCAACTGCTAAAGCACGCTGCCCCTACGGGGAACACCGAGTACTTAACCCAGAAGTCCCGCATGTCTTTCAGGCACCCTGGTGCCACGAGCACGTCATCGCTCAGTATCGCTACGATATCCGTATCCATCTCTCCCATCGCCCGCGTGGCGTTGCCCTGCATACAACCCCACTCATCCGATAGGAGCAACTGAGCTCGATAGCCCTTACACACGTCTATAAGCCCCGGCCGCACATCTGGATACGGAACGGGATCTTCAGAGACGAGCAACTGATCCACCCACGCTAGCTCCGTTTGAATACTCTTAAGAAGCGCGGCTACCCGCTTCCACCCATTATACGTGACAATCGCGACACCGAAGGTCAATTTCGCCATTCAGGCTTCCTCGCATATAAGCATATGCTGTTACGAAACATCTTCATCGTGTAATCTGGATTCAGAGGTAGAATGAGCATAGCAAGAGTATGAGGAGTGTAGCCACTCCTATGAACATCCAGATCATACTCTTGCCGACCAAAGAGCGCGTTTGTGACAAACTCATCACATATCCCATGTGTTATCTGCTCTGCACACCATTCCAGATTCGGCACGAACACCTGTAGTTCTCCCCCAGGAGCAACCACGCGCCACCATTCTTTCAGAACGTCCCCTGCTTCGCTCATCCTAAAATGCTCCAGGATGTGGCTCGCATAGACAGTAGAAAAAGTATTGGACCGGAACGGAATGCTTCGCGCATCGGCCACGACGCAGGGGTGTATGTCAATCCGTTTATCCAACCGCAAGATTGGTTTGTCCGGATGTGGCTGGTAATTCCGTCCCGGCCCAATATCTAGCGTCACCCACTATACCTCTCTTATCCTTGGTACGGGTGTCGCCGTTCCTGATGCCGTACCCGCGGGTCGTTCGACTGGCATCGCCACCTCCCGCGGCCTACGACGTTTCCTACGAACCTTCTTCCCGTGCGCGCCGATAGGCATACTATGTTCCTGTCTGGTCTCCTACGGCCACGCCGTCACTCAGCTCAAGAACAGGGAAAACCGTGCTGATCCTGAGCTTACCGTTTCTGTTGACCCACAGGTAATTCGTCGTTACGACGCCCAGTGCGTCAACAGCATCGAGCATCAAGACGGATGGCTGGTTGGCCACGCCACCCGACTCGATGGCCACGCTTCCCTGAATCGCGCTTCTCCTTGATCCGAAGGAAGTCTTCCCGTTCCTTCTTTCCTGATCCCTTGCCATGTCACGCTCCTACGGAACCGTAGATACCTCTCCACTCACCAGCACCCACACTGAACCGTTGGAAGCTCTTGAACTTCGCATCGCCCGTGTCGAAGTCGTCTCCATTCTGGAAACGCACTGCGGCACGCTCGAAGAAGTTCAGATCATGATCGCTCTTGTCCGCGATCAGGAACCATGCGTCAGTATCCGTTAGGTACTGACTCATGAACCAGGTCAAGCCTTCCTGCATGATCGCGTTGATCTCGTTGTTCGCCGTGTACGGCCGGAACTCGGAGTTTAGCAACTCACGCGCGACCTGCTTGAACTCTGGGTGCACCAGCACTACCTTCGGCATGATCAGCGCTGGCATGTTCTGCTCGTCAACGAGGGTATCGTAGTTCAAGATACCCGCTTCCAGGGAAGCTATCCCCAGATCTGCATCGACCGCCGGGCGGTTCGCGAACACACCTCCTCCGAGGAGGGTGTGTGTCCCGATAAGGGGCTCGTTGACACCGAACTTCGGGAAACCGAACTCGGTCGTGAATGCGTTGTTGAACACATTGAACGACCGCACTTCGCGCACGTTCCTGGCGCTCTTGGCGAGCTCCCGGCTCATCCGCCGCATGACGTTGTACAGATCGTCTTCCATCATTTCGACGGTTACCCGGAAACCGAGTCCAAAGGACACGTGGGTGTATCTCTTCTTCCCACCCTGAATTGCATCCTGGTAGATTGTTGCCGTGCCTTCCGGCTTAGTTGGCATCGTCCCCAAGCCTGCAACCTCGAGGTCCTCTTCGAACGCGCGGCTAGAGTTGTTGGTGTTGAAGATCTTGTCATACTGCGTGGGCCGCTCCTTCAAGTGTTGGAAGAACACTCGCCGGAGGCCGGGGACCAGCAGCTGTGAAAACGCTCCAGTTACCATCGGCATGGTGTGTGTCCTCCTTTCTTATGAAGTCGCGGCAAGCTTCCGGAAGAAGCCCGCTACCATGAATAGCACCCGACCCCCGGGTGTCCCGATGGGGAAATCGCGGCTATCCAGATCCACGATCACCACACGGCGCAGGTGCACAGCCAGGTTTGTGTCCACCGACCAGTTGAACGGAGCAACGAGTTGCCTCACCACTCCGAAGTTCTGGCCGATTAGATTCTGCGCCGTGGGCGTTATCACGCCCGTGTTCGTCAGGCTCGCTACGAAGATCGTGTCATCATCCGCGATCCACACAGTCGTGCGGCTATTCGCGGCAATAGGATCATTCGCACCATCTTCCGCAGCAATCCCCACGATTTGTGTCAAACTTGCATCGTCCGTTGCCTCGATGATATTTCCTGCTGCGTTGAAGACAACGAATGCGCCCTTCTTGAAGGTTTGCAGCGCGGCTTCGGGGAACTCGAGCGTCTGCGGACTTGTATCATGAACCGTGCGTGCAACCTCGATGGCGCGGATAGGTAGTGCCATAGCCTACCGCCCTTTCCGCTTGCTCTCCAAGTACGACTCTCTTTCTGCGTACTCGTGTTCATCCATCCCCTTCATCGAAGGGTTGTCCTTATGTTCCACGAAGCCCACGTCTTCTCCGCGGGCAAGCGATCTCATCTTCTCTCTGTACGCGATCTCGACGCCGTGTGTCCGGCGCTTGATCTTTTCCTGGTTGATCCGTCGAAGTTCCTGATGGCGCTCTTCGGACATCACGCCCAGGACGAGATCCCCGACCTGGATTGTATTGTCCGTATCCGCGCCTTTCTTCATCCTCGTAGTCGAGTCGATCGTAGCCTCTTCAGGCCCACCTCGTTCCACGAGATCGTACCCCAGATACTTCTTCTGAGCGATATTCAAATCGCTCTTCCTCAGCCATCTGTAATGCTTTCCAGGCTGTTTCCCTCGCACTTCGAGAGGGTCAAGCCGTAGCTTGTCCGCCTCGTCTTTGACAAACTCGATACCCATAACTCACCCCATATTCGCGATCCAGTCCTCCTCGGAGATTCCCATCCCCTTGGCTATAGTCTTTTCCACATCGGATAAGACCGGTTTACTGGGCGTGCGATTCGCTCCGCCCGAGGGGCGTTCTACAAACGCGCCCTTCTCCTGCTCCAGCTTCCTGTTCATCCGCTTCGCCACAACCTTCTCGAAGTTCTCGGGCTTCGAGAGAACGAAGCGGAAAGCAGCCTCGTAAGATCCAGGCTTCGCCCGAACCTCAGGAGGCATGCCCTGCATGAACTCATCAACCTCGTCTGCATAGTCGGCCCAATCCTCGTCTTTCAGACGATCGGCCGCCAGCTGACGATTTAACGCCGCTTGATTGTCCAACGCGAAGTTCGCGAGCGGGCGTATCCGCTCTTGAAAATGCGCGTTCATGAACCCTATGGGATCCGACTCGAGTCGTTCTCGAATCGCTGCGCGGGCATCAGGGTCGTTTGGATCGATCCCGGCCGCTGGCCCCGGTGGGGGATTTGGCCTATTGGCTGCTTCTTCAATTCGCTGTACAAGCGTCTGTACATACGCCTTTGCACCTTCGGCGTCTTTGACAGCCTTTGCAGCCGTTTCGCGTAACGACGCATTCTCTTTCTTGAGCTCCTCAAATCTTGCCTCGAGGTCAGGAGGCTTGCTAGCGCCATCAGCGCCAGCGTCACCAGCACCGGCCCCGCCTGGCTTACGCTCATCTCCACCCTTAACCTCTCGTTCCTCTCGCTCTTTGGCGAGTGCTTCCTCGCGGAGGCTCTCCGCTCCCTCAATACCCATTGTTCACTCCTCCATCGGCATCGCCGATAGTCTTACGTGCATCGCGCACGTCTTCCATCATTTCCGCTCTCCACTCACCTATCTTACGCAACAACCGCAAACCTCCGCGGGTTTCAAGAAATTGATCCCATGTCTCCGACGCTTCAAGCTCCTCCTGCACCTGCAGCTGCACCGTTTCCAGCCGCTCCCAAAATCGCTGCCATGCGGGGGTCAACGCCACCTCCCGGAGGAGATCCAGCGCCTCCTTGACCACCCGCTCCGCCTCCACCAAATGCCCCGGTGAGTTGTTCATTTACGGCCTCCGCCGCTAGCGTGGGTACCACGGTGTCTATCGACTTCACATCGAACGACTGGACGATCCGGTCCATCAGCAACTTGGCCCCTTGGGCCATTTTAACTCCTAGCGCTTTCAGCTCTGGAGGAGCCTGGGGATTTACGACAAGCATTCCCAGTTGCATCAACTGTTGATAATAATTGGTAACTACGCCAAGTAGGCCGATGAGACTCTGTTTTTCGACCTCTCGATTGATCGTAGCAGTGCTAGCAGTAAGTTCCACTGCGAGCTTGGAAGCGGAAAACTCAGCAGGCAGTGATAAGACCTGCTCCACCCAGACGCCGTCCTCACCTTCAACGAAATAGACAGCGCCTCTAGGTCGGAATCGCTGGTTGATTTCGAGGACCCTTCTACCAACTTGAGATAGGACGTCTCGGAGATCTCTGACATTTAGGTCAAACCTCCGGTTTCCTTCTTGTATGAGAGCGAGAGTTCCAGTTGCTGTGGCTCGGCTTCCGGCGACTTGGGACTCTCTTCCGAGCTGATAATCACTGACGCCAGAGGCCCTCTCTGCATAGCTGAGTTCACTAACCTCCAAAGCTCGCATGCTCGGGTATATGTCTCCGAGTTGGAGGGCTTTAATATCTCGTTCAGGATCATTAACAGTAAGGAATCGCGCTGGCCAGATTTGAGTACCAGGACGCACGACTCCTTTTCGACCGAGGAAGAACCGGGTATTTGCGACGGTTGCATTATCCACCTGCTGTCTATGGATGGTTGAGATGCCCTCTTGTAGCTGCGCTAAGCGCTTGGCTACACCGAACCCTTCCAGGCGCCCTTCGCGCTCGATGAACTTCGCTTTCTCGTAATTCCGAAACCCATACGGGTTAAATATCACACGAACTATCTTCTTGATTTCCCGGTGGAACGTAACCAGCATGGCTGTCGGCGCGCCCTCAGGCCCGAACGGCCAATCTACGTTAAACTCGTAAAGCGTGTTTAGGCGCTCTTCACGAGTGTACCCCGCGGTCTTGCTACTCGCGAGCATCTCATGTACCCGCGTGTTGTCCTCCTTCGTCTTGATCATCTCATCTACATACTCATACAGGTTATCAATCTTACGCATCAGCAACTGGTTGTCCGTCAACCGCACCCGGTGGCATAGCCACTCGGAGACCAGATCGTCTTCGACTCCTGGTTGGGTGATCATATCCATGTTCAGAACATGGTACACGCTGGGCCGTCGGACTACGTACGTTCTCGGCTCTGGTTCCCCATTTGACCCAACGACCCAGTCGTGTACCGAGTAGACCTCCCATCCGAACTTAAGCCAGCCCCAACCGTGCTTGATCACCTCGATACACCACGTCTTCGTCTGCTTATACAGATTATACTCAACCTTACGTGACCAGTCGAGGTAATGCTCGGTGGGCTTCGCGATCTTGTCCACCTCCTTCCGTAGCGGTCGAACGGTCCAGAAGGGTTCTACAGAATATATCGTGTTCAGCAACCGCGCAGCGATGGAATCGACGGCGATGCCGATAACCGGGATTTCTATGTTAGCGGCCCCGGGCCACGGAAAGGTCCGTCGGCGCTCACGAGGATCTCCGTCATAAGCCCGGTTCCATTCTCGTAATCGCGCCTCCAGCTCGAGATGTTCCTCATAGCCCTCTTCGAGCTGATTCCATAAGTATTGCTCAAGCTTCTTGAGCTCTACCTCGGTCAACGGAACGGGCGCGCCCGGATGCGCGGTTATGTACTGAACGTCAGTCACAGTGTCCACTCATCATTTCCATGTAACTGATCTACCTCGATCGTTGTGTCTATGTACCACATCAGTACTTCATCCCCTTTTTCCCTTTCATCTTCTTTCCCTTACCCGCCATCTTTCCCTTCTTACCTTTAGCCATTCGGCTATCCCTTCCCCCCGCCACCCCGCCTCTTACGGCGGGGATCGCGGATCTGTGTCCCACCGACAATCTGCTTTCGCAGCTT